TTCTTGGAATTTGTACTCTCCGTCTTTCTTTATGAAAATTTGAGTTGGTGCTATTGACTTTCTGACTGCCTTTTTAATTAGGTAAGGCCACTTGAGTTCTGTTGCAAGAGTATCAACAATTACTTCTAATGCATCTTTGTTCATCAAATCAGAAGCTTGTGAAAGATCAGTACTATAGATCTTGGAATTATCATTCATGAATTTCATCGCTTTATGTGCACGCTCTATTATCTTTTCATTATCACAGTTAAATTGTGCCTGGCAAGGACCATAATTCTTTAACATTTCGGTCACCTGTGTGCAAGCGGGAGATATCAGTGCAGTAAGAGCTGCTTCATGTACACTAGCTGTACGGAAGCGGGCACCCTTTTGTGGAATTACGTTCATTTTCACTTTAGGTGGTTTGTCTGCATCCATCGCGTATAATTTCTTAACCGTGGAATCCCATTTAGCTTCGATTCGAGGTCGTAGGAGGGACGTGTTTCTGTTCTGTTCGCTCCATTTGTCGAGCAGTGTGTTCATCTTCGATCCAGAAGTAACACCGTATGCTCCAAATGTTGGAAGCGGCTTACTTGTACCTTTAGATCGTTCTTGTTCTATGAACGTTTCTTGTACTTGGTGTAAGTAAGCATAAGAACCTCCTTTCTTTCTTGACATCTCGAAGCAAGATCCTAATGATGTGAATCCGGTTTCAGTAGATAATGGCCTTGGATTAGTTGTCCGACAGAAGTTCTGTACGTGCTCTTTCAGACTGTCTAGGATATCGTCGTCTGTATGTTCTGCCAAAGAACACATGCCTTGAATAGTGCGTTTTAAAGCTTTCTCCTGTGCTTTAGTATCGTCAATGAGTGGCATAGCCCGTCTCAGCGTAGCAAACAATGCAAGAGTTTTGCAGTTCGTTCTAGTGCGTTGTAACTCCCCTCTGAAGTACTTTCGGAGAAGAGAAACATCGGATCCAGAATGCAAAGCTTGACCCTCACATTGAAATGCGAAATCGCCGATAAAGGTTATTCCAGCCACTAACCCTCTAGTGTGTATTCTTTTGAATACATCACCGAAGAAGGAGAGAATGCCCAATAACGCCTCAGGAACATTTCTATTTCTAGGCTTCTTGAATTGGAGTTTAGACCTTGAGTTGAAGCGCTTAATTATATTATTGAATTTTAGATCTCTCAAGGCAATTTTAAATGATAGTAAGAGCCTGCGATATATATCCGATAGTATGTTTACATACTTAGTTTTCGGATGCTTTATATTAATGGCTTTGGGAACTTGTACTTTAAGAATTTTTAATTTTCGAATATGTTCCCTACGCAGTCGCTCAGAAGTATTAACTTCATTTATCAGTGCTAGTATCTCCTTCATTGAACGAGATACCTTCTTTCCCAAAGCTAAGCTGGAGGAAAGTCGAAGGCACGCCACAAGTGTTTCAGGCATATACCAATCTTTTGCCTCTTTATCCTTTGAACTTGCGTTTTCGATCGAAACTTTTGTTTTTGATATATTTACAGGCTTTTTAGGGACTTCATTGGGGCGGTGTTCATGCGTAATGACTCTTGGCAAGGCTACTTGTTTCCGGTTGCGACCGATGGCTGTAGATTTGTCAAGACGATAACCCGCATTTAAGAACTGCTCTGGTGGTATCACTCTCTCGCTTGACGGTAGGAAATCTGTTTTTGCCCTTTGTTGACTTGGCTCAGTTCTTGAGTCAGGTCGCATTGGCGCGACAACTCGAGACTGAGGGTCTTCTATATGCAATTTCCTGAACATAGGTTTTGCACGAACGAACCCGTCTAACAGATACAATTCACCGGTTATGTCATTACGATAGTAACGATCGAAATCAGCACGCTCGATATTTATTTTTCGAAGCTCTAGGATACTGACTTGTGG